AAATATCTCATATTAATACCTGTTTTATAGTTCTGATAATTCTGCTAGGGTAGCCGAAACTGCTATTTCAGAAATTGCAACTGATGGCAACACAGCCATGTTATTTTTAATAATTTGTATTGCCTTATCTTTCTTTTGATTTGTATCAGCCCATAAATCTAGGTTATTATACATCCAACGATAAATCTCTTCAACTCTAGTTGGATGCATATTTAGATGTTCAAGCAATTTCTTTCTTGCTTCATAGGCTTGCTTAGTTTTAAATAATTGAACTGCATTTACTAGAAACGCATCATCATCAGTATTAGAATTAATTAATGAATTAAGTTTACCATTAATGACACTTTGCTGTAATGTGTTTAGACACTTGCGTAAATCGGGATAACTTCCGCGCACATATGTGTCCAAAGTGTCTAAATCAAAATCGACATTTTCACTTACTAATACTGTAGCCGCTCTTGATGTGAACTCAACAATATCTGGATTATTAATGTGGAATTCCTGACAGCGACTTTTTAGCGCAGGAATAATACGATACTGATAATTGCATGTGAGTATATAGCGTACTGTCATGTGATATGCTTCCATATCATTTCTTAAAGCAGCTTGTGCATTAGGAGTAAGATAATCTGCCTCATCTAAAAGAACTACCTTTAACTTGCCAAACGGCATAGTCTGTACGAAACTGTTGATCTTTGTACGTAGGTTCTCAATACCATTTTCACGACTTGCGTTAATTTCTAGCACATCGTATGGGTCTATTTCAAGTGCTGATATAAGAACTTTTGCTAGTGTGGTTTTTCCAACACCAGGATCGCCGCTTAATAATAGATGTGGGATGCTTTCTTCAGCGATCCAGCGTTCAACAGTTTGGCGCTGAGTGTCATCAGCAAATACATATTCGCTAACAGTTTTAGGTCTGTATGCTTCGACCCAGAGTTTATTTTTCATACAACTAGATTATCTAAACTATAGTGTTTAGTCAAGTAATTAAATGCCCTTATCACTAAATGTAAGGTCGTTAACGGGTTCGTCGCTAACAAGCAATATGTCTTTTGGATCAACTTTGCGTATTACAACTTCGCCATTTTCATCTTCAATATTAATGCCACGTGTCCAACGACCATGACTGACCATAATATATTGTCCAACTTCTAATCCTTTTACTTCAGGGCCTAGTGCGTATATCTTACCCCAGCGTGGGCGTATACCATTACTTTTCATATCGTCATTAATAATCACGATACCACCATCACTTAAACGTTCATCAAACTTCATATCAGATACGATAATGGTATCCTTAAGTGGACGTATTTTACCAGTTTTTGTTAATCCATATGCCATATTACTTTTTTATCCCCTTGGCTTTAATTTTTTCTACTTCAATATCATGTTGTAGATCACTAATTAAATCTTTTTCCTCTTCAGTAAGAGTATATTCAGATTCTGGTGCCTGTGTTGGCTTCTGAACAGCGCGTTTTGCTTGTGCAGAGCGTGTACCAACAGTAGCAGCATACCCTGAAGCAACTTTTTCAGTGACGGGTACGATTACCTTACCTTCACTATCAATAGTGTCTCCACGTGCATTAACTTTCATGTTGCCAACAGCGCGAGCCTTTTCATTTTTAGCTGCTAATGCTGTCATGTCTAATGTTCTACCTTGTGCTGTTCGATATTTACCTGTCATAAAAAACTCCTATTTTAGAAACTCCTCAATAGGGAGATCATAATATAGACTATTTATTTTGTGAATACCTATCAAAAATAATACAAAACTTGCTACACTACTACCTCTACCCACACCCCAAACTATATTATTTTCTCGCATAGTATCGACCAAATATTTAAGATATTGCAATAACGAAAACATATTACGCTCTTGAAATAATAGTAACTCATGTCCTGCACGGTGTAATTCGCTATCGGATTTACACTGTTCTAATACCCATTTAGCGATATCCATATTTTTATATTCGTCCGGCATAAGCCAATTTGATTGTTTTTGCTCATCAAATTTATCTATAGAAATATCCGGGTCATTGTATTTTTGTAGATTTGGAAAATTATCTAAATTTAAAGTATTTGTAATTTCAGTGGCTGTCAAAACATTACGTAACTTAAGTTCAGGATTTTCCAGATAAAGGTCGCAGAGTTCGCCTTCACTATAAATGAATTGTCCATACTTATCTATTAGCATCTATTAATTATAACAGATATATTACTATTGTCAATTTTTCCAAATAAGGCCTGTCTTATTCCAATCTTCAATATCATTAAACTGTACAATCTTTTTATTTTTGGTTTTACGTAATTTGGACTGATAATTTAAGTTGGGATCATTATACCAGTCATCTTCATTAAACTCTTCTGCTTCTTCAACTACATTATGAAAACGTATATCTGCACTAAGTTTACTACTAAGTTTGATTTCATCAATGTTGACTCGTCCTTCTGTTATAGCATTAAATTTGCGTAATAATATTAAACTAATAATTTGATCATAGGGATCTGTGGGCAGTGTTAGGATATTCATACCTGTTTTTTCGTATAATGCTATTTGCTTTTTGTCATTTTTATTAATAAAAATACTATGCTCAACATAATTCTGTATAAAATAAAATATTCTTTCAACTGCTGTAAGTTGCTCTTCCTCTTTTTCGGTTAGTATATCTATATAAAGCGTCATATGATATAGATTCATCATATGTGCCTTTTCAAAATAAACTGCACTTAAAAAAGTAAAATCTTTTTCAATTCTAGCATTCATTTTTTGTCAACTTTAATTTGCATGTTGACCTTTTGCTTATCAATTAAGTCATTCATTTTTTTATTATATGCAGTACGATAACTATCTATAGCCATATTAATTTGATTAATCATTGGCCTATTACCCATACGATATGCAAAATTTAGTTTATTTGTCAATTCACTTAATTTTGTTTGCAAATCTTCTAATGATTTATCATTCAAATCTTGAATAAACGGATGTTCCATAAATTAGAACGGCTGTAGCGGTACTCTCGTAAAAATATCTTTGCCTTCATAGATTGTATAATCTATATCAACGTTGCCCGAACTTACAGTTGTTAATGTATTTACCTCTGCGCCCGCTATACCATTAAATCTATTTTGGCTTATTGTTATATTAGAACCAGTAACTGATCTAACATAGTATGCTTCATTAATAGTTACATTGCCAGTATTTCCTGTACTCTCTCCGGTAAAAACGATTGGCATATTTGCAACTAAATTTGCTGTAGATCCACTTACGGTTATAATGTTTGGAGCAGTTATACTTGTAATACTACGGTCAAATACATTTGCTGAAAAATCATCTTTAGCAACATATAGATAAGTTACTGGGTTTACTTTCATGTTACCACTGCTGCCTGCTAAATCTACATTACCAGAAATATTAGCATTTGCTGATACTGTAAAGTGCGTAGTGTTAGCAATATTACCTACATAGTAAGTTGTACCAACCGTTACATTGGCTTCAAAGCTTGTGCCAGTAAACACTACAGGCATACCACTGTATAATGTAATAGTATTTGCAGTTACAAAGAAGTCTGAGGCTGTGCTTGATGTTGCATAAAGTTGTGTGACTTCTGGACTTACACAGACTGTACCTTCCATATCACCATACTGACCAGTGCTTGGTGGTGTACGTTGTACAATTTGTGTGCTTTGATATGGTCTGTTTACTGGAGTGATGTAAATCGAGTTGCCGCAATCAGTTGAATAACAATCTAATACTAATTCAGTACAATTATGTGGAAATGTTAATGTTGCTAAATTACCAACATTAGCATAGTTGTTTAATAATGTAGTACCATAGTCATCGTTTGAAAAAATAACTTCGCTGGGAAACTGTAGATTATAGTTTGCTGCGGTGTTACTAGTACTAATCATTAATGTAACTTTGCTTAGTGTACCAGTTGGTGCCCAATTACCAAATGATAGTAATACGTTTCCACCTAATGTGCCGTAATGTACATCAGCAATACCCAAATCAACAAGTATGCCGCCTGTAATAGATCCGCCAAGATTATACATAGTGCTGCGAAAGCCTAGTACGCTAGCATTAGCAATCAATACGTTAGCCATGTTGTTATCAATAGCAGCACTGCCTATAGCATTTTTAACTACAACACTTGTTTCTAAATCTGTAATCTCCGCAGATGCTATGTCTAGATTTTGTTTGATATTAGTGAAATTATTACGAAATCCTTGGCTATTATTATTAATGCCAGGTATTGGATAATTTACATCTAGACCATTTGTGTTAATTGTACTCATAGTGTGTATTTAGTATTTTATAATCCTGGGCTTTTTTATGCTTTTGGATATGCTGTTTTATTAGGCAATATTGTCTTTCTAGGAAACAACACTTGAAAATCTTGACTATCAATAGGATTGGGTTGTGGAACAGCACTTGGGAGGTTTATAAATGCTCCAGGGTTAAATGTTGTATCATAGTCATATGTAAGTGATTTATTCACTGTGAATCTATCTAATTGGAAATCAATGAGATTAAGCGATATTTTATTACCTATCTCATCTCGCCAGTTATTATTAATATTATATGCTATTTGTTCAGCATAACTTTTAAAATTATTTCTTATCCAACCGTTTTCAGTTTTTTGTTCTTCAAATTGTTTATAAGTTAACGAATCGTTATTAACTATTATTTTTGCTTCGCAATATGCTATGACCCATGCTTTTGTAAACCCTAATGTGCTGCCATTTAATTGTTGACTTGACATCCATAGTGGTAGAAGAGCAGCACTACTGTCAACGCCTAGTACATCTTCAACTTGCTTACGCATATTTTCTAAACTATTTGGATATAATAATCTAGCATAGCCTGGGGATAAGCTTGTATAGAAAGTTGGCTGTCCTTGATTAGTTTTAAATTTTATATCATCTTGTGTTGATAACCAAAATATTTTATCTTGTGCAAGTATATTGAGTTGAAATGGATAAATGTAACTAGTATAGATATCTGTAATACTAGTGTACCATGGTCCTAAATTTAAATCTATCCAAAAGGGCCAATTAATTTCTTTACTTACGCTAATTCCTTGGGGGTTCACTAAGTTGTCTACAATTTCGCTATAAACAACTTCGTAAATAATTTCATTCTTTTCATTTCTTGCGATAGCAGTTTTAAGTGGACCTAAGGTAATATTTCTAAAATAATGCTGTATATTCACGCTGGCTATATATTCTGGCAAACTACTAGCTTTAATACCATAGGCATGTACATATGTAACATTTTTTGCTTTTCCAAAATTACTATCATTAATACGATATAAATAATTGTTTGGTATTAGAGTTGTATTATCTAATAAACTGTAAATAAGTTCTCTATCAGCAATACTTGGCGTGCATTTCATATATAATGATTCGGTCGGCTCAATAAATTTTTGAACCACATTTATTGTAAAGGTTTTTTCTTTTTGTATGTTTAATTTAAAATCTTCGCTATATGCATTTACAGTAAATGTATATGGAATAGATATATCTTTTGATTTATAATCATCTGTAGTTTCATATGCTACGTTTCCAACTATATCCCCATTAGATAATAAAGATAAATTTTTAGGGAGTGTGTTTGCATCAGTAGTCAATTCATATAGTAATGGTACACTACTGTTTTCAGCCTGTACACGAAATACACTTGTAGTGCCATTAAATATATTACCAAGATTATTTGGAGTGATCCATGTTATGGTATTACTAATATCATTAGTTACTAATATGCTAAAGTTATAGGCAGGACTAATAATACTTGGATTATTTGCTTTTCTTACTCTAACAGAAAAATTATATTTGTAAATAGTAGTAATAGGTACGTTTATATTGCCACGTATCCAACCTGTGCTACTATCTCCAATTAATTGTGTATCTAGTTCGGTATTATCATCTGTTGGAAAACTAAACAAATATTCTATGGTATCACTATCAAAATCATACCCTAGTATTTTAAATGTAAAATAATTATTAGCAAAATACTTTCCAATTGGTGCATTAGTAGTTAAGGGAAATGTATCGCCAGTTATAATACTGCCTTCTGGTAAGACATAGAATCCATAATTTGAAACATCTTGGTCTATATTATATGTTTTTGGTCTTGTATTATAGATAATGGGAGTTCTAATATTTCCTACGCCCGTAACTAAATTTTGATTTAATACCTGTATACTAAAACTTCTTAAAATATTTCCTAATTCGCTATCTATTCTTAGAGTAAAATTAAATATTTTATTTATTGGAGTAACTTGTGTATTGTCAGGCAATGTTGCATCCATAATGCCTGTGTCGCTTGAAATTATAAATTCTGGCCCACCCAGTGCTGTACTAATAGTAAATTCTGAGTTGCTAACAATTTTTTTAATAAAATATGTAGTACCAGTAATATTTAAAGGATCAAATGTAGCAACACCACCAAACACTACTCCAGAAAATCTTATTGGTCTACCTATCTTAAATCCTATAGTAGATAATGCTGTCAGTGTATTTTTTCCATATGTAGTTTTTGTAATAGCAGTATTAATTTGTTCGTAAATCTCTGTTATTACTGGTGCTTCGGCATAGCCGCGTATTAGCCCTGCCTCGTTTATTTCTAATCCTGGTGGTAATGATCCGCTTGCTATCGCTATACTAGCGGCATACAAATTTTCTGCTGGATTAACAAATTCTATTTGATTTGTATACCAAGTGCTATCAAGTGTTGCTTGTAATGCCCCGGCAGGAGTTTCAAAATAAGGAACTAAACTTCCAGAAATAGTCATGCTAAATGTTCTATCACTAATAAAAGAGTTATTGTCTGTGCAACGAATTACAAAAATATAAGTTTCACTTTCAACATCTTCTGACGGCGTCCCTTGTAATATTGCACTATTATTTTGTTTGTCATTTACTAAACTTAAACCTAAAGGCAGTTTGCCTGAAATTATTTTGTATGTAAGTCTAGCAGTGGGATATGTTAGAAATGCAGTACCAGTTCCTGTTGCTGCTCCGGTAGCAATAAACTTTGTACCTATATTATTATTTGGGGCTCCTACAGTGGTAAAGTTTGTTTCTGTTAGAGGATTAACGCCAGCATTGGTACTTAATATTTCATAAGTATCTCCTGCTGTTAAATTAGTAGCTGATACAGCAGGACTACGGGCTTTAATTAGAATTCCAGGTATATTAATATCATTTGGAAAAGTTCCTAAATTCCATGTAACATTATTATAGATGCTTGTATCAGTTACTTGTCTGCCATTTAATTCATAAAAACTAGGTGTTATCCAAACAGGGTTAGGATTTTTAATAGTAATGAAAAAATCTCTTAATGATGTATTTCCTAAATCGTCATATGCTTGTATTGTAAAACCATATACAGTATCAGCGTTTACAAATTGTGCTGTGCCACTAATTACTCCTAGCACTGACAATACTAAACCAGGAGGTAAATTTTCTGAGTATATTTTATAGAAAATGGTAGTTGCAGGATAAACAGGAGTAGCAGACAAAGTAATAGGTATTATTAATTTTTGACTTACTATAGTACCTAAATTTCCTGCAGGTGTTACCCAAATTGGATCTGACATTTTATATTACCAACTTGTTGTACCTGAGAACTTAGCCCAGGTATTTGCGTCTACACAAATATATAAGTTTCCACCGATATCATATGCAGCCTCTCCAGCAGTTCCTGGATCAGTATTTGCTGTTGGCGCTGTTGCCCATATTATGCCAGCAGCACCGGTGGCTCCGACGTTACCTTCAGGCCCAGTTGCTCCCGCACTTCCAGTGGCTCCTGCTGCCCCTGTAGCACCTGCAGCACCTGCTGCACCAGTTGCTCCCGCACTTCCAGTGGCTCCTGCTGCCCCTGTCGCCCCTGCTGGACCAGTAGCACCTGTAACATTAGCAAGAATTGATACACCGTTAGCGTAATTATAAACGTTTGCAAAAACACGATTTGCTGTAACATTACCATTAGCATAATTTAAATTAGTAATAATATTGCCATTGGCATCAACAACATCGATAGGTGGAATGCCTACTGTGATACCGCCTAGTGAATTAAATGGTTCAGCTGCCATATGAATTATCCTTTATAAGAATATTTATCACAAAAAAGAAAGGGCGCACTAGGCGCCCAATCTTTTGAACAACACTTCCAACTATTATTGGAATGTTAGGTTCTGTACAGCGATCTCGCCTACATAGTCAGCTGCGTTACCGAAGCTGCTTGCAGTGTTAGTCAACTCTACATAACCATAACGTGTCATAAATGACACGACTGGTTCGAAAGTTGATGGATCAAGTACAACACCGCTTGACATCAATGGGATGTATGGGCAGTAGAATGCTGCTGCGTCAGTCTCACTTGAGCCCTTATAACCAACCAATACTGGTTGAGAATCGTTAGCATATGAGTTGACGAATACACGCATTGCACCGTTCAATGTACCAACAAACTTAGTGTTAGTTGGTGCTTCGAAAGTGCCTTCAGTTGTACGTGCGAATGCTGAAGTTGTTGCTGACTGTAGAACAGTCAAAGCTGCTGAAGATACAACTGCAAAGTTACCTGCACCGCGACGAGTGCGCTGTGCAATCAAGTTTGCAACGCGGTTGATTAGAACTGCTAGTGCAGCGTGTTCGTCACCAACATAAGTTGCTGTGCCTGATACTGTTGCTTGGTTGTATGTAAATTCTGTTGCTGCTAGAGTGCTTAGTGACAACAAAATTTCTTGGTCGATTTCAGCAGTGATTTCCTGTGCTAGAGCAGCCATAATTTCTGCTTCTACGTCGATACCATGCTGTGACTGTGCATCTTGAGCGGCTTCGAATGTCCAGCGAGCTTGTAGCTTGCGTGACTTTGCTTCAACAGCCTGTCTTAAGATTTGTACAGAAATTAACTTACCGCCGTTACCTTCTAATGCTGCTGTATCATTGCCTGTGTAGCTTGATGATGAAGCAGTATTTTGTGGTGTACGTGAATATGCCTGAGCAATTTTGAATGGGCTCAATGCTTCTTCACCAGCAGTTACGCTTGTTGCGGCTGCTGAAGTGTCAGTTAATGACTGTGCGTAACGAACACGTAATGTATGAATCTGACCCACTGGACCAGTCATTGGCTGAACGCCTACTAATTCGTTAGCGATAACAGTTGGCATAACACGACGAATTACTGGAAGAATAACGCGATTTAGTGTTGCGATATTACCAGCAGTTGTAGTGCCTGCAGAAGATTCTGCTAGCAACTGCTTGCGAGTGTTTTCTAGAATAACACCCATTGTTGAACGACGAGTTCCCTTTAGACCTTCTAACAGGGCATCTTTAGTCTCGTCCCAACGGCTTTCTAAGAGTACTTTAGACATTATATTATCTCCTAATTGTCTTTATATTAAAGCCCTGCCAGACGCTTGAAATCAATCAAGTTACTTTCGGCAACTGGATCTTCTTCAACTTTCTTATTGGCAGTTTGTTTATCACCTGTAACTTCTTTTACAACACTTTCAGTTATAGTAGTTTTAGCGCCTACTTTTTCACTTCCAGTGTTAAGTACTGATGGTAAATATTTGTCGAAAGCGACCTTCAATTTTGGTGTTTGGACGCCTTCAAGTAAAGTTTTCATTACTGAAGCCTTCTCATCGTTTAATGGCGATAGCAATTCTGCCATAGCCTTTTCGCGCTGAGTTGATTCTTTAATAATGCGAACTTCACGATCCTTTGATTCTACTAGCTTTTGGGCTTCATCAACCTTTGCTGTAGCTTGTGCTAGTTCTTGTTCCTTAGCAGCAAGTTCTGCCTTTATCTTGCGAGTTTCAGCCTTATCATTTAGATAAGTTACACTGTATTCGCTAGCATAGGCTTCGAACAACTTGCGACCAAAGTTATTTTCTCTAGCAACTTTGATATCTTCTTTAAGCTGTGATAGTTCAGTCTTAAGATGTTTAGCAACAGCAGTGCCAACTTTTGATGCACTTTCAGCAATAAATTTTGCTTTGAGTGCTTCTAATTGTTCGCGACCTTCTGCTACTAACTTAACACGTGCTTCAACAACTGCTTGTTTGTCTGTGCTAAATTCCTTGATTTCACGCGCTAAGGCATGAACAATGAACTTTTCAAGTTTTTGTTGATTTTCCGTTTGAACTTTACGATCATTACGTAGTTCACGAATTTCTTCAGCAAGTTTAGTGACCATAAAGTCATTAAACTTTTCTGCGTGTTCTTGCATCTTTAGTTGACCCTTGACTCGATCTTCACTTATAATCTTCTTTTCTTCGTGGAACTCACGAATTTCTTCTGATAGACTTTCAGTTACCATCTTGTCTAGAGCCTCAACCATCACGCTTCTGTCATGCTCATACTTTTGTGCATACTCCTCACGTAGTTCTGCACGTACTTGTTCTTTGGCTTCAACTAACTTTGCTTCCCAAGCCTCATTTAAAGTCTTGGAAACGTCTTCATTAATGAGACCACTGTCAAGTAATGGTTTGATAGCATCTAACATGCTGCGTTCCCCTATTATGTAATTTTCAACTCTTTGATGAGGCGTTTAACTTCCTCAGCCAAATAGTTTTGTACCTTCTTGTCGCCCCTTGTTTCCCTAGCGATTTCTAAAACTTTATGACCATACTTCATATTATGAAGGCTTTCATAAATTGCTTTAGGATATGCGTTAGGTGCGCTTGGCTGTGCGACAATATCAACAGTGATTATTTCAAAATCACTTACCTTACCGTTCAAGTCACTTACATTACCTGATCCGCGACTTGAAACGCCTAGTTTAACACCACTCTCCAACATAGTCTTTACAAGTTGACCCATTGGAGTTGGTAAAATCTTTAGTTTGCCGTAGCCGTTTGGCCCATCCATCCACATGCTTGTAATCATGTGACTTACACGATCTAAATTAATTTTTAGATCATCTGGGTGATCGACTTCGCCTAATACTGAGTAACCTTCTGTAATCTGCTTGTTTAACGTTTCAACGGCAGTCTCAATTTCAGCAACGGGATAAACACGCTCATTTGCGTTCTTTACCCCGCCCTGAATAAAGATGCCCTTCATATAGAGGGTCTTTAGGTCGCTGCCCTGTTCACTAACAGATTCAACGACCATGTTTGCTCTATCAAACGTTAAGTGTTCCTTGAGATACAAAGCCATGTTTACAAGTTACCCTTAATTAGCCTTTGGCCACTGGGCTCTTGCCACCAGCTGAGCCATCTTTCGTGACTGGCTTAGGTGCTGACTCACCCTTTTCTTTGAAATTGTCCTGGCCTGGGACATTCTTAAACTTACCTGCGCCTGGAAGACTGCCTTCTTTCTTGCTGTATTCATTTGATGGAGCCTTTGGACCAGTTGGGACCACTTCTGCATCGCCTGAGAACTTGACTGGTTTCACACCTGCTGCTTCAACCTTAGGTTTAGTTAATGCTGGGCTCTTAGTGTTTGCACCATTGTCCCCGTGAGTTACACTTACTTTCTTGAGTGTTACTGCTTCTTCTAGATGTTCCTCTGATTCTTCCATTGCTTCATCTTCTTCATCTTCATCTTCCATCATTTCTTCAGACATATCTGCTTCTTCTTCCATTTCTTCGCCTGCACCACTAAGTTCTTTTTCGAACTTAGCAATTAGTTCGTCAATTTCGTTTTCAGCGTCAACGATACGATCTTCTAGGTCATCTACTTTATCTTCGATGTCCATATCTTCATCGCCGTCTTTTTCCATGTCTTTTGTTAGTTCGTCGCCGGCTTCTTCTGCATCGTGATCTAGTTCTTCTACATCTGAATCATCTTCTGCCATAGTTTCATCGGCTTCGATTTCATCCATCATGGATCCAACCATGTCACCTTCTGACATGTCTTTTTCTTCTTCTGCCATGATATTTTCATAAATTTCGCGTGACTTTTCTACTACGATTTCGTGGAATAACTCGCGAGCTTTTTCTTCATTCTCATTGATAATTAGGTCAATGAGTTCTTCATACTTTTTGTTTTCCATTTGAAATTCTCCTTGTAAGAAATGGCTTTGTAGATTTATTTATTGAGTATCAATAAAAAGTGTTCAATAAGTGCGATTTTTTTGCGTTTTTAAGGATTTTAGAGAAAATTATGGAGTTGGGGCCTGAGGCGATGCTCCATACTGTTTACGTATTTGCTCTAAACTTAGTTTTTTTTCATAGTTACGTACATCCAACATTTTACGTAAATGTCGTAATTGTTTAAGAGTAAGTTTGGATTTACGTGTAGTTTCCCACTTTGGTTTACTGTTATCATTCTTTACGTCCTGATACCCAGTAAGAGGGGGATCAAACATTTCAAATAGTTTCATAAAATTATTTATCTTAAGTTACAGGACTAGCGGGAGTTGCTGGCGCTTCTGGGGCTGCTGGGGCGCCCCCTGCTGGTGCTGTCGAGACTGGCCCAGCAATATTTTCTGGGCCCAATGCTGCATTGGCTTCTGGAGCTGCTTGTAATTCATCTGCTGAGTCCTGATCACTGGAAATGTCACTAATAGATAATCCAACGCTACGCAAATCTTTACCAACAGGTTTATCTAATTTTTCATCAGTATTTTCTTGACGCCATAATTTATCATTCTTGGCCATTTCTTCCTCAGTTAAGCCTAAAAATCTTTCTAGTGCAAAACGTTTGCTAACATAGGGAAATTGTTGTATCGTATTGAAATTATTAGCGCGAACTGTATCCAGTTCGCCCTGACGATAACTAGCAAAATTTTGTGGAGGATTAAATTGTAATTTAAATAATCCTGCGTCAATACTAAATCCTCTCCAACGTAAGAATAATTTAAATTCTTCGTCGAATCTAGTTGCCATATAACTTTGCAAACGTTCACAATATTGATTAAAACGAAATTCTTGAATTAGTGCAGTACCAACTTTACCATCAGTCATAATACGCTCACTGTCATCTGGACCAGTTGGCAAGTATGAACTTGGTACACGCAGACCACGTGCTAATCTATTATTGAAATAACGTAGATCGTCAATCTCACCTAAATTTTGTCCGCCCTGCATAACTTCTACACTTGATCCGCGACCATCTGCGGTGACTGGAAAGAAGTAATCCTCATTCATTGAAAGTGGGTTATATGTAGCATCTACAATTGATTGTCCGCCATACACGCTGGGAATTCTACGCTGGTGTATTTCGTTTTTAATGCGCTCTACAAATGCCATAGCCATATGACTTGGCATGTTACCTACGTCAATCTTAAATAATCTGCGTTCTGGAGCACGTTGGACACGATAGATTAATACTGCATCTTCAAGTAATTCTTTTTGTTTGTAAACTTTAAATATATTTTCTAATATACTTTGACCGAATGGCCAAAATCTATCAAGTCCTTCAGTAAGACTAAAATGCACTACATGTTTTGAATCAATAGCACTTTCGCTTTGACCCAATGTAAAACGACTGCCTGTGGTATTATATGGCATTGCAGGTACAGTGTAAGGTGTATTAGTTCCGCCACCTGTTCCGCCTAATCCTGTTGCAGGATTAGCAGCAAAATCTGTATTTGTTTTTTGTGCTACGCTTAAATTTTGTAGATTAATATTTAAATCTTTTAATACATATTGCTCGGGCAGTTTGCCTTCGCTTTCATTCACAATAACTTTGATAACTTTTACCATATCCACCCAAAACAATTTAAATGTTTCTGGGTCTCGCACAAAAACTTGATCGCCATACTTAATTGTATTACGAAATATTTTAAATATTCTATGGTTAAGTTCGTTTAAATTAGTCCATTGCTGTAGTTGAGTTTTTAATATTTCAACTTCGTGTGGCGTAGGATCATCTAAGAATTTAAATGCAAATGGTGTTCCATTTTGTTCATTTGTTTGTGTGCTGAATTCTGATATAATGTCTAAACAAGCATTTATTTCAGCGTCAACATCCATCATTTCATATTGATTGTAACGTTCAATACGATTAGGATGTCCAGTGTAGACTTCAGGAAGTCTACTCATGTAGTTACGGAAACTCCAATCTAAATTGCTATTTTGCGTAGTATTATTAACGCTATTGTTCCAGGCACCAGTGTTACTATTAAGACCGCTAATGGGACTACTAATACCCGATTTATTTAAAAAACGTTTGGTTAATGGCATTGATATATCTCAAAGACTATTTATATTATGACCTTGATGCACGTAGTATTTTTTCTTGTGTACTTTGTTGATTTTGTAGTATATCGATTACCCTTTCCAATCTTAAAATATACTCTCCGGTAGATTTAACTGTTTGATCGGAAACATGTCTCATCGCTGTTTCTACTTTTTCTGCTATTTGTTGGTTAATACTTTCAGCATTTGTTAAATTACTTTCCTTTGTTTCTTCCATTTTACTTATTTTATCTAAAATAGTATTTGAAATAGATATTTGTTTAATTGAATCATTTTTGGTAATTCCTAATGATCCTTCATAAGATGGATTACCCATGGACATTTGACCTAATTGAGCAAGTACACTATTTTTTGCTAATGGCACAACAGCTTCAAGACCGTGCATTTCTACATCATATCCAGACTTAGGTCCTTGTACAATACCGCCTTCTGCCAACTGTGCGTGTATATGTCCACCTGTTGATTTTTCAGTTCTATTATTGTATTCATCTATTGCGTGGCTAAAGCCCATTGACTTTAGTTGTGCAACAATGTCTCTACCTTCTTTTACACTTGGCGTGCTAGTTAGTGTAAAATCTACTGCTCTGCCTTTTGTATGTTGACTATTAGGACTGTTCTGTTGATGATATTGATCATTGAATGATGAAAAATATTTAAAGTCAGGAATAGTATTTTGTATTTGTTGTGATAAATCTATTAACCTACTATCTACTCTTGCCCCGGGAGCCTGAACATCTCCTTGTTTTAGTTTAAGTCCTTCTGCTATAAGATCGCCGCGATCTACTCCACTTGATGTGCTTGCTCCTGCTCCACCACTTAGTGGAGTTTTGCCGCTTACTAGGTCTGCTAGTATCTGAAGTCTTTCGTCAGTTACCTTACTAAATGCTGCGGCATGTTCTCTAGTGATTTGAAGTTTTCTTCTTTGTTCTTCTAAATCATCTCTACTTTTAACATATTCTTTTTCTAATGCATTTAAAGCTTGAGTGCGGGCACTTACGGATTTTTTTGTTGATGAAATTTTATTTTCTAATTCTGCTAATGATTCCTTAGCAGCCTTATCTTCAATATACTTTTCTTTAGCCATTATTGGGCCAAATTCACTAAACCCAACTACTACATCGCGCTCCCTTGTAAATCTATCGCGCATTTCTTTGGCTTCTTTTTCAAGTCTTTTTAATTCTGCTTCGTCATTTTTATTCCATGCATCCCATAATTTTTGACGTTTTGAGACATAGTCTTTTGCCATTTCAACTTGGCGTTCATCAAATCCTGCTTCTATTTGTTCTACTGTTTTTGATGGCCCAGTAGTTTCTTCTCCAGGTCGCGCTTCGGCACCCGGTACGGCACCAGACTGTGTGGTAACTGTGGTATTTTGTCTAGTTGCTTCTGTATTTGCTTCAATTGCTAATTTTAAGAAATCTTCATTGCGTGTTCTTTGGTCTGTTAATGTTTGTGATGCAATCGTTGCTGCTTCTGTTGCTTCTTTTGCTTTTTCTGTGATTTCATTGCTATCACTAAAGAATGATTTAATACCATCATAGTTTTCAATAACGCCCATTAACCCGCCGGCTACTGCTCCTAATCCTGTACCTATAGGACCAAAGACAGAACCCATCAGAGCAAATTGTGCCGCCGAACCTATTATTCCACCTGCCGCACTTAATCCTTGCGCGCCCTTTGCATCAACAACGTTTAGGCTTTGTAACATTCCTGCGCCTTGTTGTAGGGCATAACCACCTACCATAGCAGCAGCGCCGTGACCTCCTACCGTAGCCATATGGCCCATACGATCTCTAACACCTGCGCCGCTAGTAGGAATAATTCCAGTAGTATTTTCGTCGCCTAATACTAATCTTCCGAATCTACCTCGTTGTGGTCCACCTGCTTGAGGTCCAGTAGGAGCAACTATGCCTCCTGTGCCCGGTAATGGCATACCTGTGCCAACGCCGCCTGCCCCTAAAATTCTACCACGAGCCTGTGCCTCTGACATGCCTTGGGCTCGCATTTTTCTATATTGTTTTTGCTGAGCCTTAGTCATGCCTGTAGAACCTATAGGCATCATAGCGCCGCCACCTACACAGTTACATATTTCTTGTAGGTTAATAACTCTTACCAACATAGCATTTGCTGGTGTTTGACCTAACTGACCTTGACCTGGACCAGTTAAACGACCAAATCTATCTTTGGTATTACTAAATGGGTTTCTACGTGCTTGCGCACTAGTCATAATACCCATAGCATATGTTGCAGCAAAGGCTGCTGCTGCTAGAACCTTAAAGGAGTCAATAGCATCTTCCATACCAACGGCTAATGGGTTAAAGCGGTCTATTACACGATCTAGGCCTTGCTGGAACTTTCTTTCCATTGCTTCCATGTTAGCAACGCCTTCCATTAAGGCGTCCCTAGTAGCCTGCTGTGCATCTACACCTTTTTTACCTGCCTCTAATGCTGCTTGCGCATTTTTTCTTTGACCAGTGACACCTTGCTCTGATGCCATAGTCATTCGTTCAGTGCTTACTCCTATAGTTTTTGCTAATTCAATACCGGCTGGACCTAATTCAGCAATGCCGGTACCAAAACGTTGCATAGTCTTGTCAATTGAAGCAGTGTTTTCATTCATTATATTTGCAGTTACAACAGTGCCTTCTACGCCTGCTTCTAAATCTCTACCTGCTTTTAATACATCTAGACCGCTTACTTGCAATCGCGCAGTGTATTCAGTCATTACCTTACCGCCGCTGGCAAATGATTGTAGATAGGCTATCTGCGCTTCTTTATCAAATCTTGAAATGCCTTTTATAGCAGTTTGTATATTTTCAACTTGTTGACGTATTCTTTTTTCAGTATCAAAGTCTCCGGCTCTATTTGCGTCTGATGCTTGTTTTTCAAGCATCATAATTTTCATTTTAATATTTTCATTTGCTGCTGCTAAGTCAAGTGCTGCTTGCTGTTGTTTAATATCGGCTCCAGTTAAATCAGCCAATATAACTAAATTCTTCATGTAGGCTTCAGATGATTTTCTTAGATCAGCAACAGGGCGATTTAAGTTTATACCTAATGCGTTGGCTTGTTGTAAATATTTGCCGGTGTATTCAAAAACTTCTTCAAATGTAAATCCTAATTTTCTAAATCCAGTCATGTTTTTGGTGACGATATCACCAAATTTCTGCATACCAGTACCTACACTATCACCGACATTTATAAATGCAGCGCCCGCAGTCTTAGCAGCCTTACCAACAGCCTGCATTTGGAATGTACTACCACCTGCGGCTTCTGTCACACCTCTTAATGCTTGTGCTGTAAAATGTGCTTGTGCACCTATATCAGCAATCTCATCAAATCCTCTACTAATTCTATCAGTCTGAGCAAAGACTTGTTCGATCATAATTGCTGAGGCTTTAGCAGCAGCACCTATACTTTTTCCAAAGACACCCATATCAGAGGTTAGTTGTCCTACAGTATCAGCCAAGCCTTGGAATAAATTGCCGTATTTGCTGAAACCTTTTTCTGCTGAACTAATGGCGCTAACAAAACTCATGGTTGCCTTGCCGGCACCCTCGAATGCAACATTCATAGCCTTGCCAAACTTTGAAGTATCGGCTGTTAGTTTAGATTGGATCTTCGACTGTTCAATAATATAAGCTCTAACGCTTTCTGGGTCGTTTACGTCATATTTTTCTGCCATTTATATGCTCACTAAATACATTACTATTTAGTGCCAAAATTACACTATTATTGAGGTTAATCCATTTATGAATACTAATCCTTTAAAACAGTATTTTCGTCGCCCTAGCGTTTATTTAAAACTTCCTAGCGGGGGTCAAGGATATCCAGAAGGTTCTATCACACTTAGTGATTCAGGTGAACTTCCTGTCTATCCAATGACCGCTATAGATGAAATTACTAGTAAAACTCCAGACGCACTGTTTAATGGTACTGCTGTTGTTGAAATTATTAAAAGTTGTGTACCAGATATTAAAGATCCATGGGTAATAAAGAATATTGATATTGATAGTATCTTAATTTCTATACGTGCTGCTTCAGGAGCAGGAAGTATAGATGTGAACACTAAATGCCCAAAGTGTTCAAATGAAGCCATGTATGGTGTTAATTTAGTGAGCGCACTTAATACTATGAAAAGTGGCGATTATAATAAAGAACTATCAATAAATGATTTAAAAATTAAGTTTAAACCGTTAGATTATCGTGAATTAAATCGATCTAGTTTAGAACAAATGGAGATACAAAAACTTTTTACATCAATTGAAGGCACTGAAGATATAGCACAAAAGAATAAGTTAACAGAACAAGCATTACGTGGCCTTACTGATTTAACTATGGAACTAGTTTCTAAAGCAATAGATTATATAAAAACTCCAGAAACCATAGTGTCTCAGCCTGAATATATTTTAGAATTTTTAAAGAATGTAGATATGAAAGATTATGTAACTATACGTGATTATAATGCTAGCCTTCGCTCACAGGCATCTTTAAAACCACTCGATATAAAGTGTACGGAGTGTGGGAACGAGTTTGAACAACCGTTTACACTAAACATGTCTGATTTTTTCGGCTAAGGCTTCTTTATCTCGCTCCTGACGAAATTAAGAAGCTCATAGATCAATACGAAAAAGACGTTAATACAATTAAAAAAAATGCTCTATCAATAGCATGGTATATGCGTGGTGGTATTTCCTATACAGATGTTTTAAACTTAAGTCAAGAGGAATATGACATGTGTAATAAATTAATTGAGCAAAATCTTGAAACAACCAAAAAGAGTAATTTACCATTCTTTTAAAGTTGTCCTACGGACAACTACTTCGTTCGCTATCGCTCACTCAGTTTCTTTTAAATTATTCTTGGATTTATATATTTTGCCGCTTTGAAGCCATGGTAGTGCTATTACAGCACTACCAAAGATTGAACTTGCCTGCCCATCATCCATGTCGTTTGTTCCCATAATACTATCCTGTTTTGATGTATTATGCTACCGGTTATACTGTAAAGTTTATGGACTGTAGTTGTAGACTCATCATCTACTATAACGCATGTTACATATCCGCAAAACGAAATAAGATATGTACTCATTGAGGGTTCGCAAACCTTTCGATTGCCCTCTCGGTATACGATACTATAAAAGTATCTTTACTCCAGATCCGCAGGCTACTGGCTTCCCAGGCTTGCTCAAGGAGGATAGTTAAACTATCAATTAAGTTTTGTGCTAACTAAAGTATTGGTATTTGTATCAAGTGTTATAGTATTCGACTTGGTGTCTATAGAGATATTAGAGTATTTTTTAACGAAATCTTTATTCAATTTAAAAAAGTGATCAAAATCAATTATTAACCAATCACCCAATTTATTACTAGTATAATACATAAATTGATCAGTGACCCAAGTGTATTTGCTTTGTACGCATACAAAACGTCCCTTGCGGTTAAATTTCATAAACAGTATATTAAAATCATCAGATTCAGCTACAGCCATCATTTGTTCTAACCAACCATCTAATACTTTACAGTCGCCCATTAGTACTAAATGAAATGGAAAATCAGCGTAACTCTTACATTCTGCATTAAATTTTGGGAAACTCTGTCCTGGAACAATGTCACCCTTAAAACTACGTATTTGGCCTTCGTGTAATATCTGTGTACGAACTTGATTTTTGCCGCCCACATATGCGCCGCTGCCCGGAGCACGTATAAAACTTTCGCGGTATAGGTTGCTTAAAAAAGCAGCAATTTCACGTTCAAAACTTGAACCCTTTTGTTTTTGTGGGCTAGGCATATTGTTAGTTATTCGTAAAATTTGTTATGAAATATTTTCTTACTTATTAATACACTTTGGTTGTGTTTGGTAATTTCCTTTACACCGTTAAGAAAATAAGTTAATTGATCTTGATTTAAATTACACAATCTTTCAATTTCTAACAGTATACAATATAGTCTCTCATTGTCATCTAAAACTGTATCATAGAACTCATTAATGTAAGGGCTAAATGTTTTGTATCCTATCTCTTTAAGTTTTTCTAGAAAATTAGGAACGCTTACTACGATAAAAGGATGTCCACACAATATAGGCTTGAAAATTTTCTCGCTTAATAATCTACCAGATTGATTATTTAAATGTGGTGCAGTACCAGTATAAAAGTTAGTTTCAGTGATTACACTAAAATATGAATCTTTATAATACTTTATTAATTTTGGTTCTAAAGCTACACGATTTGTTTTTAAATCTGTAGTATCTACATATAGTGAAGGACTGTTAATTAAAGACTCTTTATTTTTATCTAAAGAATTTTTTATAATTGCATAATGTTTACTTAATTCTATAATTTCATCCCATATGTTTGACCAATTTTTATTATCATCAGCCTCACCTAAACTTACAAAGCCCTTATCAATTAAATTAAAATCTTTTAGCAGAGCAACTAATGTTACTCTATGTGGGCGCCATCTGCGATTTAGACATAAGAATTTCTTATCATATTCTTTAGTCTGCAATATATTTACATTTTGGTTACGTATAAGTTTACTACATTTTTGTATGTCGTACTCTCCCTGACGTAACCATTCTGCTTTAATTAATTCTTTATTATAAATTTTACTTACACTGAGAATTTTATCAAATATGTCACTAGATTCACTGCATAGTATTATTTGTGATTCAGGTATATGCTGCTCAATTACTATATTGGTATAGATACTGTCTACAACATCATGGAATGATTCATAGGAGTTGTTTAGTACCAAAAATATATCTTTGTTTATTATTTTATTTAAAATTTCAAAATTAATAAATGAATTTAATTTAAATTTGTTAAGACTTTTTGCTGAATTAAATTCCAGATAATATACAGGCAATTCAGAAAAATTACGAAAGCGTAACGAAATACCTCCAAAACCCTGAACCATTTTACTAGTATGAACTTGTATTAGTTCGTCTTTGATATCATCACTATACAAATAGTAAATTTTGTCAGGATTTAGTATTGGCATTACATTGCATATTCGGCAGAAGCATTGTATGTTGTAAAGCCATTTTCTTTTACAACCTTAAGTACACTAGGAACACGCCCCGCTAATTCCTCACGATGCGAAACTAGCCATACTGATTTGTTTCTATTGCGTGACATGTCTTTGAGAATAGCCATGCTATTTTCTACGCCCATACTATCCATACCACTATCAATTAATTCGTCAATAAATAATGTGTTAATTGGACTATATAAACTTTCCCATACATCACGGAAAGCAAATGATAGACCCAGTATTAATCTATTGCGTTCACCACGACTTAGATTATCGAAATCAAGTTCGCGTCCATACTCAGTTATCTCAACAGATAGATCGTTTAAAAATATTACTTGATGAGGTAATCCGATTCTATCAAGGTAGTGTGTGAGCCTTGCATTGAGATAACTGAGATTTTGATCAATAATTTTCTTACGTACAAAACTGTCTTTGCTGGTTAATAAATCTAATAAGAACTTTTGATGGTCAAGAACTCTATTGTATGTGTTGATGTTACTAAAGTCAACGATTTGTAATGCTTGATTCTCCATCTCACTTATTTGATCAGTATATGGATTTTCATCACTTTCTTTTTCATCTATAGATTTAACAAGACTGTCAACCATACTACGATGTTGGAACGCCTCTTGCTCTGTGTCGTAATATAGTTTTGGTTGTTTACCTATAGGACCCAATGCTATTTTAGCAGATTTAAGTTCATGTAAAAATTCAGTATGTTCGGTAATTGCTTTATTACTTTCTGCTTTGGCTAATTGTTTTTCTTTTAATACAGTAGCATGTTTATCATCGTGCAAGTCTTGCCCACAAGCATAACACTTGTGTTCAGCAAGTTGTTCTAGTTCCTTTTCTACCTTCTTAAGATTTTTTTCTTCTTTGTGAATATCATCTTCAGTGCGCGAGATGTTTTTGTCGATATCAGCCATGTCTTTTTTACGCTGATTATACTCAGACAAATCTTTGTGACCTTGTAACTCAACATCAATGTCTAACTTCTTAAGTTCTTCAAGGTCATCCTTTAACCTCTTTAAATCTTCGTTGTGCTTGGCATCCCACAACTTTGACCTTCGTTTTAGGTTTTCAATTTGTTCTTGTATACGTTTGTTTGCTTCTTCAACTGCTTTGTTCTTGTATTCTTCTTCGGTTAGTTTATCTTTAGTTAATTTAATTTGTTCTTTGATAAGGTCTGCTTTTTCCGAGAGTAATGTTATGCCAAGCAACTGTTCGATAATGTTACGTTGATCATTAGCCTTCATGGCTAAAAAAGGTTCACTATAGGTATTTAGCGCAACAATATGTTTAAACATATCAGGTGTCATGTTTAACGCACGTTCAATATGCTCTTGTGTTTCTTTATTCTCACCCTGAGCATCGTTCACACATTCTTCTTCTTTGTTATCTACATAAAACTTAAGTATATTTGGCTTGCGTCCACGTTCAATCTTATAATCAACACCGTTTACAGTAAATTCAAGTGTAACCATCATGCCTTTAGCATTAGTGCGATTGATTAAATTATCTTTACGAATTTGATTGATTGGAGTACCAAACAATACATATGAAAGACCTTGGATTAGGGTAGTTTTACCAGTACCATTTCTAGCACCATCTCCCCCTAAATCAAGATTCTCACCCAGTATTAATGTTAATTCTTTGCTATCAAAGTTCACAGCCTGTGTAACTGCACCAATAGACAAAAAATTTCTTAATGTAATATTTTTTAATAGTATCATAGATTCTTATAAATCTCTAGCAATAATTTTTGGTCATAAAATTGACTTTCAATATTGCTGATTTGATCTAATATTATCTGATCAACACTTTCGAATTTCAACTCACCTGGAGCAAGATCAAGTGTGTGCTGATCAAGTTTTATGGGTATTAATCCCATCTCACGTAATTGATGCTTTGGTACAAGTGTTTCTTTAATGTAATTTGCCTCTTCATAACTAATATCAATATCAAGATGTACACGAATACTACTGCGTGGTAATAGATATCCGTCAGGATTTTCTAATACTTCACTTAATTTATAAACTCTAAATGTTGGTTGTTTAGGCCATGATTTGAATATAGGATCCTCTCCCCATTCAATTATCATCATGCCACGTGCGTCATCACCTGCATCAGCATAGTTGTGTGGGAAAGCATTGCCCATATACCATATATTTTTACGCGATTGTCTTTTGTGAAAATGTCCTGAATATACTTGTTCAAATCCAACTACATGTTCATCGCTAATTTCACCATGATCTGGCATTTCTACCATGGCATTCATATAGAAGCGTGGCAACTCAAGATGCGAAAACAAATATTTTGTTGCTTTGATCTTGGGCAGTTTCTTATATTCATCTCCTACTAACCATGGCGCGATAGTGACATCGCCTTCACTAAACCAGTCATTGATGATATGCACGTTTGGCAGATGCCTTGCCCACTCAACACTATGTATATCTCTGCGGTCACGATAATAAAGATCGTGATTGCCTGGAATAAAATAAACACTATCAAAATTGTCATTTAATTTTTCTAATGCACGTAATCCATATTGCATAGTATGGATATTAATACTGGCACGATGATGATTATAATCACCTAAGAAAAAGCATGTCTTACAACCTTCACTTTTTGCAGTTTCTATGAACCAATCAATGAAATCGGCGCAATCTTGATTATGTTCCAGACTATTTGACTTTAAACCAAAATGTATATCTGTAAAGATTGCTGCCTTCTTAAATAAGTTAGACATCTATATATTTTATCTAAGTTGTTGATTTACTTAAAGTTTTTTGGTTATTCTTCATATTGATTGAATTTTGTTCCACTCATTTGACGAGTAAAACTTGGGTTCAATCCATTCATTTCAAGAATATCATCACGAATATTTTGATTACGCTTTTCAGTATTCAATACACGGCAGAAACTATTTGTGATAGCAGCAGTGTAATAAGCGAATGGATTAGCACTCTTTGCTTCATTGAAACGTAATCCAACATATGTCAATTGAAGTATGGCACTGTTACGCATTTCATCATTGTATGTGTAACCGCGCCAGTTAAATTTCATGGCATATTTTTCGCAAAGCATGATAAACATACGTGCTAACTTATCAGTAATCTTGCCATGATCTTTACTGAATTTCCCAGTCTTGACACCGCCCTTCCAATGACTTTTGCCTACACATACT